GGCCTAAGAGGTGAGTAATGTCCACTATCGTCACACGGGCTGGTAAAGGTAGTGCGCTAACTCACACAGAGGTAGATGCCAACTTTACGAATCTAAATAATGACAAGATTCAATCTGGCGATACGGTTGCCAGTTTAACGATTACGAGTGCAGACATTAATGGCGGTACTGTAGACGGTACTGCTATTGGTGGATCGAGTGCTTCTACAGGGGCGTTTACGACGTTATCTGCGAGTTCTACGGTAAGTGGAACAGGATTCTCAAATTATCTAGCCTCTCCTCCTGCTATTGGTGGGACTTCTGCTGCTGCGGGTACGTTTACAGCATTAACGTCCACAGGAAACACTACGCTAGGCGATGCTGTCGGGGATACTGTAACTGTTAATGGGACAGCAACATTTGTAAATGCAAATCCTACTCTGTCGGCAGGAACCGCTAACGGGTTGGTATACCTAAACGGCAGCAAGGTAGCGACAACGGGTACTGCGCTGGTGTTTGATGGTACGAACCTTGGTCTAGGGGTTACGCCGAGTGCGTGGTTGTCTTCGTTTAGGGCTTTGCAGTTAGGGCAAGGCTCAAGCCTTTGGGGAGCCTCTACAGGCAATAATGCAGGTTTTGATTCCAACGTCTTCGTAAATTCGTCTGGTGGGTCAATTTATATTGGTTCTACTTTTGCCACGCGGTATCAACAAAACGACGGAGGACACTTATGGTACACCGCCCCCTCCGGCACAGCAGGTAATGTTGTCACCTTTACAAAGGTGCTTTCAGTTGAAGGTAGTAAGTCATTAGCACTACAAGGTGCAACACCACAATCCGGCACAGGCATCACATTCCCTGCAACACAATCAGCATCGTCTAATGCGAATACGCTGGATGATTATGAGGAAGGTACTTGGACACCAGTATTGACTGCACTAACTGGAACCATTACGTCTTATACATCAAGCGGAACTTATACAAAAGTAGGCAGGACGGTAATTCTTAATGTTACCTATACAGTTACAAACAACGGAACAGGTGCCGGATATGGAATTATTAGCGGGTTTCCATTTACAGCAAATGCTCAAGGGGGGTGTGCTGTAACACGCATCGGTGGAACTACAGGAAATGCGGCGGTGCTAGAGTTCGGAGGCACATCTGGGGCAGTATATACCTATGCTAATGCTTATCCTTGGGCTACAAATGCAAATGGTTCATTTAGTATTCTTTACCAAGTTTAATTATCTACGCCGGACTAGCGTAGACGGAAAGGAAAACAAATGATTACCAAATGGAGAAGTCAGACACCAGAATACAGGGCATACATTGATGCCAAGAGCAGATGCAACAACCCTAATTCGCAGCGTTGGTACACGCATGGTGGTCGTGGAATTAAGTTTCTGTTTAAGAATTTTGATGAATTCTTTGCCGCTGTTGGCGAAAGACCAAACGGCATGACTTTAGACAGGATTAACAACGATGGTCATTACGAAGCTGGAAATGTGCGTTGGGCTACGCCAAGTCAGCAGGTAAGCAATAGACGTAGGTACAAGAAAAAATTTCGTGTGCGTAACGAGGTGGCTAAAAAGTTTATTATCACAAAACCTGATGGCTCTACTGTTGAGGTTTTTAACATGGCTGAGTTTTGCCGACAAAATGGACTTCATAGATCACCGCTTCATCAGACCATAAAAGGTAAATACACACACAAAGGCTACAAAGCCCAATACGCATAAGGAGCAAATTATGGCTATCACTAAAGAAACCGTTGTGGATCAAATTACTATTAACGAAAACGGCATCGTGCTGTACCGCGAAGCGACTCGCATCATTGAAGACGGCAAGGTTCTGACTCAGACTTATCATCGTACATCTCTAACACCGGGGCAAGACCTTGAGGGTCAGCCAGCTAATGTAGCTGCTATTTGCAATACGGCTTGGACACCTGAAGTGGTTGCAGCGTATCAAGCACAGCAAGCAGCCGCATTGGAGGCAAAGTAATGGAGATCACATTAAAGCTCAGCGTAGAAGAAGTGAATGGGATATTGCAGACGCTTGGACAACTCCCCACAAGTTCAGGGGCGTGGCCTTTGGTGGTGAAGATTAAAGAGCAATCTGAAGCACAGATACCTAAAGAATGAGTCTTCAATACGTCCTCTACGATTACTGGGAATATGGCTATGCTGAAGGCGATGCGATTCTTGAGTTCGGGAGTGCATCGGTAACAGCAGAGGCGATTGTTTCCGCTTTTGCAAGTAAAGTACAGTTTGGTAGTGGCAGTGTTACAGGAACAGCAACAGTTACAGCTAACGGCATCAGGATTCAGTTTGGTGCTGGAAGTATTAGCAGTAGTGCAACAGTTAGTGCTGATGCGATTAGGGTAAGGACGAGTTCAGGATCGGTTACAGGGACAGCTACGGTTACAGCCCTTGGTGGGGTGGTTTATAGCGGTTCTGGGGCGATTTCTGGGATAGCTAGTGTCTCTGCCTATCCTACGGCAATATGGGCTGGTAATGCGGCTATAAATGCCTCAGTAACGGTTACTGCTAACGGTCAGGTTGTTGGGGAAGAATGGACAGATGTTCCTGCGGTTCCAAATACATGGACTGAGCAATCTGCTTCTAGTAACATTTGGACAACAGTTGCTCCGGTAGCAGACACTTGGTACGCGAATATCTTAGCTGATCCTTATGTTGAGTTCGGGTATTGGGAGCTAGGTTATACCGACGAGCGTTATGAATTCTGGGTTCCGCAGACTGCTTCAACAGATACTTGGGCAAGACAATGAAGATTCCATTAGGTGAGTGGTTGCCAGATCAGCCGGGAGTAGCAGGATCGGTAACTGATGCTAAGAACTGTTATCCAGTTGCTAACGGTTATGCGCCATTTCCGAGTGAGGCTGATTATTCGGATGCTGCTGCTCAGGACTTGCTGATTACGTTTGCAGGTAAGTACGCAGGGGCTACGAATCTATTTGCGGCAGGTGCGACTCAAATCTACAAGTTTGACTCCACAGATGCGAGTTTAGATGCCCTAACGACTACGGGTTACACGGCTGTAGAGGGTTGGGATGTTACCCAGTTCGGGGCTAAGATGATTCTGGCTAACGGTCAGGATAAGCTACAGGCTTACGAGATTGGCATTTCTACCTACTTTGGTGACTTAGCTGCTGCTGCACCTACGGCTAAGTTTGTGACGGTGGTTCGGGATTTCGTCGTAGCGGCTAACGATGGGACGGATACCAGCAAGGTTTACTGGTCGGACATTAACGATGAGACAGACTGGACTCCCGGTGCTGCTTCTCAGTCAGATACTCAGATCATCCCTGACGGTGGGGATATTACAGGTTTAGCGGGTGGTGAATACGGTCTAGTCTTCTTAGAGAGGGCTATTTACCGGATGAGCTATACAGGCTCCCCGTTTTTTTTCCAATTTGATGCAATCTCAAGGTCTTTAGGATGTATCTCTAACGGCTCGATTGCTCAGTATGGTGGGCTAACGTACTTCCTAGCAGATGACGGTTTTTACGTCTGCGATGGTCAGAATGTAAAGCCGATTGGGGTAGAAAAGGTTAATCGTTGGTTCTTTGATAACGCTATTCCTAGTCAAATCCCGACAGGAATGGCTGCTACAGTTGATCCAATCCGTAAGTTAGTTGTTTGGAAATTCAATACGACATTTGCCAGCAAGTATTTGCTGATTTATTCGATTGATTTAGATAAATGGTCGTATGTAGAGACTACAGCGACATCAGTTGCCTATGTTTTAACGCCATCAGCGACGTTAGAACAAGTTGATAACTACAATGCAAGCATTGATGCCCTAGAGATTCCCTTGGATTCACGGGTATTTGCAGGTGGACAGCTACTTTTTGCGGGTGTTGTAGGGGCTAAGATCGTAGCTTTCTCTGGTCAGCCTAAGACTGCGAACATTACGACGGGTGATATAGCTGAAGGTCGGTCTACGGTGACGTTAGTTCGGCCTACTGTGGACGGTGGTAGTGGGTCTGTGGCTATTTCTAGCCGGGATTTGCTCAATGAGCAGGTGGAATTTGGCTCTAACGTAGCGGCTGATGCTGAAAACCGTGTTTCTATCCGTTCTAACGGTGAATATCACAGGCTAAGACTGACTCCGACAGGGGATAACTGGAAAACAGCGGTGATGTTAGAGGTAGACGTTGTAAAGCAGGGTAATCGATGACTCAGTTTCGTACATTACCGCCATTTGGAGGGGATCAAAGGGCTGTAGCCGAGGTTGTCCGGGGGATAATGGACGGAAAGACCAATAACACAGGTCTGATTACCCTAGCGAGTGGTAATGCGGTTACAACAACCCTCTACGACGAGCGTATAGGCTTTGACAGCCTGATTTTCTTCGTCCCAGTATCTGAAGCAGCAGAGGAAGATTCGGCTCCCTATGGGGCGTTTCAGGACACCACAGACCAGACTGCGGCTAATACGACCACAGGGTACGCAGTTACCTTAAATACAACAGATTATTCCAATGGAATCTACGTTTCCAATAGTTCTAGGCTAAACGTCAGGAATTATGGGATTTACAACATCCAGTTCTCGTTTCAGTACAAGAACACGACCAATGATGGTCAGGACATAGACATTTGGTTCAAGAAGAATGGCACTAACGTCGCTGGTTCCAATAGTCGGTTCCATATGCCAGCTAGGAAAAGTACGGGTGATCCGAGTCACCTGATTACTGCGATGAATTTCTTTATGGAAATGAACGCAGGGGACTATGTTGAGATATTCTGGAGAACGACGGATGTAGGGGTTTCGTTAGAGCATTACGGTACGAGTACGACTCCTGACAGACCGTCTATTCCTAGTGCTATTGTTACGATGTCTTACGTTGCACCATCGGCTACAACGAACCTATACGTTTCTTCACAACAACAAGGATCAGCGACCATTAGTCATTGGGCTAACGATACGGCTGACAAAACTTACGGATACATTATTGTCGGATGACGGAATTCAAATATATCGAGCCTGACCAACTAAGGAAGTGGTGGCCTAGCGTCAAGCCCGGATTAGAGAAAATTAAAGCGGTGAGTTCTGAGAGCTGGATTGTGGAAGATGTGTACACAGACTGCTGGAATCAGAAGTCAGGGTTATGGGTTGGACTAGAGGATAACCATTTCAAGGCGTTTTTTGTACTGCAGCCATTAGGGGAAGAACTCCATGTCTGGTGTGCTTGGACGTTAGAAAATGATTATCAGATGGTGCAAAAAGGTTTACAATTCATCAAAAATATGGCAAGAGAAAGTGGTAACAAATACCTAACTTTCACGAGTCATAGGCCGGGCTGGGAACGTAGAGCCAAAGCCTACGGATTCAAGCCTCGGAAATGGATAAGCGAGGTGTGATATGGGCGGTGGTGGCGGTACTCAAGA